AATCGACCGCGTGGGCAAGTTGTTGAGAAGAAACAGCATCGGCGTTGTGCCGAGCAGTGGCAGTGCTGGCACTTGGAACAAGTAGCGCATCCCTACCTCATACGCACTCGGAGCAGTGGAGAGCGTGACTTTGATCTCGTTGAGACCCGCTCCGTTTCCCGCGACATGGAAGTTGAATGCGCCGTTGACGGTCACACTACTTTCATAAATTCTCGACCCTGTGATGACGGCTGAGCCTGTAATCTGGTTTTGGAGAGAGGTGGTTGCCACCGCGATAGCGTCGAACTCAGACTTGAGATCGTTTGCGTCGATCAACAGACCGTTCTGAATCTCAGCGTTTTTCTGTCTTGTGTAGGCCATTTTGAACCCCTATGCTTTATTGCCCTTGTTGGAGCCGAAGTAGACCTGCAAAGTCACTCCAGCGATTCGTGGGGGGTGGACAGGATGCCCCTGCCCATCGAGAGTAAGTGATAACATCTGTCCCATGCCCATGCCTCGCAACGGAAACTGCACAACGTTGTCCTTGTAGCTGGCAAAGCTTGCCGCTCCGAAGTAACTCTTTTTGTACTCGTTGTCGATAAAGGGCGTTTGCGCCTCCGCGTAGTAAGCGGTTCCGTAATTGCACCAGTTGTAGAAATACTTCCCAACGACGCCACCTGTTGGCAGTCCGTATTCAGCGAGGAAGGTGTTTCGCTCCAGCTCAAGCGCAGGTCGAGCCGCTTGGCTTATGAAAGCAGAATGGGGGTCAAGGCGCATGTAGCCTTGGTGGAAGCTCTGCGAGCCGTCCCCTTGTCGCCAGTTCCACGACACGTTGAAGTTGGGGTAAGTCCCCACTTTCAGAAGCACAAATCCGTGGTCAACCTGCTTGTGTCGCTCAAGCTTGTCGAGGTCAAGGTTGGGGATGTGCAAGCTCCACTGGGGGACGTTATCACCAAAGGTGTTTCCGACCCTCAGCTGAACCAACGCTCCCACCTTGTCAAACCCATACGTCACGGAGTTGACCGCATGCAGACCACTAAACGCATAAGGAATCAGCTTTGTCCAATAGGGTAAGATGGTGTCGCCACTGCCGTATCGAACACGTCTGTCATAGCTGTACACCAGCACTCCAGCAGGGTCTCCCCTAACGTCGGGGAAGGTCACCCAGATTTCACGCTCGGTAGGCGATAGGCTGATCTCGACCCGATCGGGGTACTTAGACAACTCTCGCCATGTGCTGTCAACAGCGGTCGTGTCGATGACGTTGACCAACATATCGCCATTCTCAACGGTGGAGGAGAGGGAGAAAAACCCCTGCTCATTGACGAAGTAAACGTCTGACCCCACAGGAGCCACACTGCGAGAGTTGAAGGTTCCATACCCTTCGTAAATCTTAGTGACGGTCACAGTGGCTTGGGTGGAACCTCGAAGGAGGTAGATGCTGTTGCGCTTAAACAGAACGACGTACTGCTCGTTATTGCCCTTGGCGTAAACAGATGTCATCGCAATGAGGCCACCCTGTGTCGTTGGGTCTACCGTGATTCTGAATCCATCGTTGGGGTTACTCCCCGCAATGTCCGCCACCAGTGCGTTGTTCAGGTCGCTGACCAACACGTCATGGGGGGCATCGCTAAACCCTGCGTAGACCATCCGATTGTTGAAGATGGCCACTGTTTGACAGGTGGTCGCAGAAATGGGGTTCGTGAGGAGGTTTGTGCCATCGTAGACCAGCATTCGATTCGAGGTCGGAATGACGAGATCGTTGTTCAGCCGAGCGGACACACGCAAGTCGTCTCGCGTTGCAAAGCTGAGGATGTCGTACGCTTTGGTGGTCTGGTTGACACGCACGATACCTTTGGAGTTGGACAGTAATAACGTCTCTGCATCATAGCGAGCATGACCTCCAAACGTGTCACTGCCGACGAAGGCAGGAACCACCTGCTTGTGGCCGATGCCCTCCGTGGACAGGTCGGTCTTGTCCACATAGACCAAGTTGGTCAGCCGTTGCATCTGATTATTAGCAGAAATGAAGGATGACCCGCTCTCGTCCAGTCCGAGGAATGGATTGAGCAGTTTGATTGTTTTTCTCAATGTTCTCTGCCCCTAGTATGGATTGCTATTCCAGCCACGATGGAAGTTGTCTTGCATGTACGGCCAGCTACCCTTGTTGATTCTGATAGGTCGCCGAGTGGCCTCAGCCACCTGAATCTGACTCAAGAGCTGGTCTGCCGTCCCTTGATAGATGTTCGCGTTTTCCGTAAAGCCGTACAACGCTGAGCGAAGCGCAGCTGCTCGGTAGAGGATGTAGTCGATAAACACCTGTGGGTAGGTGACGACCTCAGCCTCTGTGTCGAACAGTTGGTGTTGCTTGAGCGTTTGCAGAGTGACGGTGTAAGGCCGATCTGCAAACGCATTGAAGCCGATGGTCGTATCGTTAAGGGGGCAGAAACCAGAAGGTACTCCAGTGACTAACGTGTTCTCAATGCTTCGCGGGTCAACCCTTGCGAGAAGGTGTTTGAACCTGTCCACACCGATCAGAGCAGTTTCCTGAATAAAGAGATCGGTGGGAACTTGAACCCCAGTGACACCCGCTGGAAGCGTAATCGTGTTCGTGTCGGTAGCCAGCGAGATAGCGTATTTCTCATTGTAGAACAGCCCTTCGCGTGGGAGGGTGGCAAAGAGATCAGTCGTTGCCTGTTTCAGATGTTGTAACATCATCGAGCTGTGGCTGTTGTTTTGCTCCAAAGCGGGAAAGGAGCTCCCCAAACCAAGAAGGGATGCCAGCCTTTGCACTAAAGTCAGAACATTCATTATATCCTACCTTCCACATGGGGGTTTTCTTAACGAGTTCGCGGAACTCTTTGAGCTTGGCTCGCGTGAGGTTCAGTTGCTCAAGGGCTTCTGTCTCGTCCAGCTTGCGTTGGCCGAGCATCTCGGAGTAGTTGGTGAGAAGGTCATACTTTGCGAGAGCATCCAACGAGGACAGGAAGCGCATCCGACTTCTCGTTTCGTCGCGCTGGTGGTGGTCGCTTCCGATAAAAATCCACGAGAAGTCACCGCTTCCAATCTTTTTCTGCATGTCGTAGCCAGTGACAAACTGGCCGTTCAGGCAGGTCTGACAATCTACGTGGTTGACGTAAAACATGAAGTTTGACGCATACTGTGCCAGCAAACGCTCGGAGGGAGCCTGTCCACTCTTCTGTAGCTGTTGCTCGTATTGGCCGTACCGAATCCTGTCCTGATTGCTCAGCCCTGCGAAGACAGCGGATTTCATGTCGGGACTTGACAGCCCTCCAGCCATAAAGTCATAGCCTGAAACACAGTGTGAGAACTTTGCGGTATCGAGTTGAATCTTAAGGTCAGTTGATGACATTGTTGTTTTCCTATTGGTGTGGTCTCATATAGCGGGTCTCAAAGAAAAGGAGGGGAACGCCCCTCCCTGAGAGACCAATCTTAAAATCTATGCAGTTGCGCGAACGTGAAAACGTACGCCTGTGTTAGGCTCGAACGTCTTTGTGCCGTACAACAGCAACATGCGCATACCTTTACCGAACGTGGACTGCAAACGCAACGTCTCAACGTTCTTGGGGTTCAGGCGTTGAACATGGTCAATGGTGACCTTCTCGATAAACAGAGGCAACGTGAAGTAGTCGTTTGTACCATTGTTTGCGATAGGCAAGTTGGTGGTCTTGAACAGCTTGATACCCGCGACTTCGCGGTACAGCTCTTTCTTACCAATGTTCGCCATCGTAAACTCGGTCTGCTTCTCGTCGCTAAAGTTACCAAGAACTTCGTAGAGCGCGGGAGGCACTGGCATGCAGCGACCTTCTTCCTGAACGTTTGCGTCATCCAATACACGCGCTGCTCGACGCAACGCAGCAAAGACTGCCGCACCTGTCAAGGCAGTCGGAGCTGCAACAGTACCCACCAAGTGAGTGAAGTTGGCAACCTGCCCGAGCAAGTGAGAATCGGTGTGGATGCGAATGGCAACCATCATACGTTCAATGAACTTGGCTCCAAGGTCTTTGTTCGACATCGCATTGTCAAGGTCATCCAATTTCGTCGCAATGTAAGGAGTCTGGTTCAGGACGAGAGAATCCTGAGTGACTGTTGCGTTCGAATACTGAATCGTTCCGTTGACGGTGTACGAACCAACGCTGAAATCGCCGATGCGGTCAACGTGAACTGTGTCGCCGTGCTTGGAGAGTTCTTTCTCAAAGCGGCTGTTGACTTTACCAACCATACCAGTCGATTTGTCGAAGTTTTTCAACCAGACCGTCGTAAAGAGTTCTGGAAATGTAACATTAACATTGTTCGCCATCATGGGGTTTGTTTCTCCTGTGTGCGAGAGCGCACAACATTAGGGGGTAACGAGTGTTCAGCCCTTACAGGTAATCGAACACACTAGCTTCACCTCGCATCACCTGATCTGCGGCCTCATCCACTGAGTGGGGAGTGCTTCTAGGCTTGGAGGCGGTTGCAGCCGTCTTCTTAACGTCCGCTTCTGGTGTCTGCTTCGATTTCGCAGCGGGTGACTTGCGAAGCACGACATTCTTAATAGCCGACTGCAAGAGTCGACGCTTCAAATCGAGGTCATGGGGGGCGTATTCAACCTTGGGAGCCAGCTTATCCAACTCCTTGCGGATGTCGTCCCGCATCCCATAGACCTCTGGTTTCCGCTTAACTAAGTCGTAAAACGCCCTGTCCCATTGGTGGGATTCGATGGAGCCGTTGAGTTGCTCAACTTCCGCGTTGATTGCGCGGGACTCCTCCACAATGCGCAGAGCGGTCTGAATCTCATCCAGCACCTCCTCGCCGTGTTCATTAAATGAATCCTGCTGGAAGGCCGAGAGTTCAGATGGTGATAACGCGTCCAAACTCTTGCCTTTGTAAGAGGCAACATAGTCGGGGATTTCTGCTGCACGCGCGTTGACACTGTCGATGCGAGTGCGAAGGTCATCACTCGATGTGGTCAGCAACCCCGAGGCTTTTTCGACGCTGGAAACGAAGGTGTCTGTGTCACTCGGCTCATCATCGGGGGTGATGTCTTCGCCGTACAATTCCTTGTAAACTTCGACAGACGTGTCATTTTCGTCAGTTTCGTCGTCTAGGGGGGTGTTATCACCGTCAGGCAAAGGGTCTGCACTTAGTTCCCGATCGGGTTCATTACCCCCTGTTTCACCCTCTTTTGTGGGTGTTTCATCCCGATCGGGAACTTTCTGGTCAGGGGTGATTTCGAGGTCATCCGCCAGACTGCCGAATAAGGTTTCGAGTTCATTTTCTTCAATAGCCATGTTTTAGTCTCTCCCAGTGTTACGATTGACAACCGACAGGTGCTCGATTATGCTCTTAAGTCCGATGTGTGCTGCGTGTGTGAGAGCTGCAATCTCAATGGAAGACCCTGTCTTAAAGTGCGTCTTGCTGCTGTGGTCGACGATGTCGCGCAGAGCTTCTCGCACGTCGATGTCTTCCAACAGCTCCGCCAGTCTCTCTAATTTATTCACTACTGTTTCCTTCTTCATCCACCACTGAGGCCATCATCTGTTGCATCTGCATCATTTGCTGTTCCTCAGGGGTCAGCTCACGCGACTGGACGTATTTCTCTGCGTCTGTGAGGTCGGTGCTGTAAAACAAGCCAGTGAGGATTTCGCCGATGTCGATCTCGTTCACCTGACTTTTTGGTGTGATCAAGCCCATGCCCATCAACTGTGGTAGTACGACGGTGAGCAACTCCATCAGCTGTCGAGCGGTCTTTGATTTCAACGCAACTGCTTTCGCGCTTACGATGTCAAAGCGGAACTCCGACAACTTGATCTGCTCTGTGGTGAGGATTCCGCCATTGACGTATTCATCCTTGACCTTGTACTGGCGGTCATTTTCATAAAACATCTGCACCATCGGCTGTGTGAAGTTACGGTTGAAGGTGTCCAACACCGTCTGAAAACGAGAGCTTCCGTTGTCCACGCGGGTCATGGTATCGGTGGCTGAGATGTGCGTTTTCTCGGCTTCTGCCCCGACCATGTAATCCGTTGCGCCTGAGACCTCTTTGATGTTTTTCTCAGCAATGTTCATGATGTCAGACAGAAACGACAGGTTGCCTAAGTTGACTGGAATCTGCTTTAAGCTGTCAGGGTAGAGGGTTGGGATGATTGTTCCCCCCTCGAACTTAAACTCCTTGTTGTTCGAGATTGCAGGGTCGCGTAGGTTGCCTGTAAAGTAAGGGGTCGACACCCACTTCGCATTTTCCATGTAGATGCAGAAGGAGGAATCTACCAGTTCCGCACTAGGGAGGATGTGGTACGCAGCAGACACGCCGTACAGTTGGTGAGGCACTTCCCCATAAGGGCCAACAAGGTAAGGTTTGCGACCGTGGTTGTATGGATTTTCACCAAACCAGACGCACTCCGCGTCGTTCATGATGATCGCAACGTAGTTTTCGTAGAGCTTGTCTTGCAGGTAAAAGTCGTCGTAGTGAAAGGTGAGCAAACACTTCTCTTTTGCATCCTGACTCGCGGTGTCGATGTCAGTGGCCTTGCTCGAAAGCATCGTGAAGCTTTCAGAATTGTCTGAAATGTAGCTGTCTGTGCTTCTCTCTGACATCGAGACAAACAACTCTTTGGGTGCGCTGGGAAACATCTCTTTGGCTTTGTAAGTGTCGACCCACACACGACGCATGAAGTACGCTTCGTCAAGGTTCTTTGCAAAGGGGTCGAGTCTGAAATCGACGAAGGGGACGACCTCGATCTCAGCACCATCAAAGACCGTTTCACGAACCTTGGTTTCAAGGATGTTCCCTGTCTCGGTGACTTGGGGCATCCCCATTTCGTCGATCATTTCCGTCTGCTCTGGCTCATAGACCACACGGTCATTCACCTCGTGCGTGTGCTTCACGTAGAGGCACGCGGTTCCGTCGAGCAGGGTACACAAGCGCAACATGCGAAGGTGCTGTAAAATGTTCTTTTGCTGAGAGCGTTGCTCCAAGGACTTCTCGTAGAGAGCTTTTGTGTTGGAGGCCATCTCGTTCAGCGCAGTGGCTGAGAAGTAGGTGTTTTCGGAAGGGAAGGAGCTGTTGTGCTGGAGCGACAAGAGGGTGTTCATCGTCTTGGGGACGTACCCCATTTTGGGTTTCTTGAGCAGCGTCGGCGCAGTCTTGGAATCGAGCTTTGCCTCCTGAGAGACCTCATTGTCTAAGTAGGCCTCCCATGCTCGACGTGAGTGTTCGAGCAAGGGTTGAATCACGCCTGTGACGTACTTCCAACGGCTCCTTGTCATCTTTACAAGCTCAGCTCGACGTGCATCTGTCAGTGCTGTCTTTGTCTTTGCATATGTTTCCATTAAAAGTAGCGTCCTGTTCTGTTGAGCTGTAGTTTTGCGGGAGTGAAGTCTTCCAACTTCTTAAATCCCGCTGGAAGGGCAACGCTGGAAAGCCGTCCTGATTCGACATAAAAGTAGAACAGGCAATCCATGACATCTTCGTAGGGATGCTTCTCGCTGACCTTGTCAAAGTCGATCTGCCCCTGCCGACTGACCTTGTAGGCATACGAGCCATTAAATGCCTGCGATAGGATGGGACAGCCCGAGTTTTGGCCAACGTAGACGCGGAGCAGTGGCTCGTGTTTCAGAAACTTCTGTAAGTCGAGCTTGATTGCATCGCGGGTGTGCTTCTTGCGGTCATTCGTTTTGTATGCCCTGATCTGTTCATAGCGGGGGTAAATCCCCACCTGCTGGAGATAGGCGATGTCGGTCGACACTGTGCGGTGATGGTCTTGGTTGCCAGCGGGGTCGCAGATGTCGATGATGTGGTTCTTAGGACACACTTTCTGCGTCTCGTAGTGCGCCCGCTGAATCTGTAAGTCAATGCCTGACGTACCCTCAACGCGCTCCTCTAAGACCACCTCGTGAAACACATGCACCCTATTCATGCGGTCAACCTGCACGTAAAGGAGAGCCGATGTACAGCCGAAATCCCACACGCGGAAAACGTCCAGCCGTGGGTCGACTTTGTACTCACCTCGAACCTCGTGTACCAGCGGATTGAAATCCTTAAAGACCTGTGCGCTGGAAGCCATGTTGTATGAGATGTCATGCTCTCGGGCAAGGGCATCTCGACTCATGCGCAACCTCTCTTTTTTGTACCAGTCCGCATCTTTGGAAGGGTGTAGCACCCAGTGTAGCCGATACCGTTTCATCATGTACGCGATGTCCTCAGGAGACAGACCAAGCTCTGATAAGTTTGAACGGTCGTCTCGGTGGGTAATCCCTGCGTCTGCCAGCCCTTTCTTTTGGGCGAGCGCATCCAACCACGGACAGTCTACTGTGTTAAGCGCGAGAGACTGACGAATCCTAAAGAAGTCGTTGTCTTCGCCGTTGGCCGTCGAGTTGACGCACCTAGAGTGAGCAGCAGCTTTTGCGTTGTCGAATGAATACTGACCGCTCTCCCAGAAGGCGAGTTCGTCGAAGAAAACACAGTGATAACGCCCGCCACGCCCGATTTCTTCTGTGGAGGAACCTGAGATGATGGAGCCATTTAGTAAGTTGCTGATCTTTTGTTGCTTGCGCTCAAATCGAGGGCGCATGAAGTCGGGCAAGCGGTCAAGCATATAGTGGATTCGACCCATGTGCGTGTTGGGGTCAGGACCGCCTGTGTCCACGAACTCTAACTTGTGTGATGCCATCAAGCCGACGAACTGATTCTTAAACAGAAAGAACCACAGGAAGATGGCGGCCATTAGCCATGAAACCCCCATCTCGCGGGATTTCTCGATGAACCAATCATGCCCAACTTCAATGTTTTGCACCCACTCCTGAACCGCCCATTCTTGATAGTCGTAGAGGACGAATGGACAATCGGACATTCCATTCTGGTTACGCGGAAAGTTGGTGTAGACAAAGTTGTTGATGAAAAACGCAGGGTCTTTCGCGCACAACTCTCGACAGATGGCCTTCAAGTCGTTCCGCCCTTGGAGAGCCATCGCGAGTCGATAACGCTTCTCAATGTGGTTGTTAAGGGACTCCTCTGTGTGTTCCGTTGTGGTTGCGCAGAAGTAATCCTCGGGCAAGCCCATTGAGCTTACCTGTGCAGTTTTGAGTTCCATTGTCTCTCCCAAGAGAAGGGCTATGACCCTTCTGAGCCTAGTAAGCTAATTTGCAATTCTTCGAGCAACAGCTCGTAGTCGAACTTGCCTGAGTTGGGTTCGTAAGGCGTTCCCAACATGGACTTTCGCATCGACTTGATGATGTCCGCATTGGCTCCTGAGCCGAACGCAGGACTTGCCAGAAGGACGCTCATAAGCATATCAGATGACAGCAACGCCGCTGCTCCGTAGTCTTCTGCCGCTACCGCCTTCGCGACGTTCTTACTCCCCGATTGCAACCCCTTGTAAAGTGCGTTTAGTCGAGAAAGACCCACGCCAAGATAAGGGGATGAGATAGGGCTTGTTCTGTAGGAGGTGTTGACATCACCGCCCCCGACCCAACCAGAAACGGTTGACAGCAGTTTGTCATTCAGATCGAGGAAGGGCAGGGTGTCATCGAGCTCACGAGCCATCTTTCTCCACTCGTCTTTCCCCATCGTGGCTTCGCCGATCGCTGCAATTCCAATCGTTCCGAGTGTGCCTTGAACACCGAACATTGCATAGAACGTTGCCATCTGTGTTGCCAGAGCTTTGAAGGCTGTGGGGTCTTTTGTTGTCCACGCTGCTTTCAAATACGAAATGTTTTGGAGGCTCTGGCCAACAGCAAAGCGCATCATGCTGTAAGCGAGTGTGCCGAAATCGCCTGAGAGGAACATCGGCTTATTACCTACGTCGTAGATAAAGATGTTATCCGCGACCGACTGTTTTCCGAGGGCAATGCCATCCGCACCCTCACCTTTCACCTCCGCAAGGTCTTTTCCAAGCTGGTAGTAAAACGTTCTCAGCATCGTGTCGGACTTACCCAACGCATCCTCATATTTACTCATCGCTTTACCAAGCACATTGTTTGGGCGGGGGAGGCCTTGATGTTTGCTGTAGAGCGTCTTGTACTCGGACGCAAAGTCAGCGTTCTCGTCGAACAACTTGAGGCCTACTTCCTTTCCTAAGAGCTTTTTGAACGCTCCTGCGTAGAGCTTCATGCCCCCTGAAAAGCTTCCTGTCTCCCGAACAGCCCATGCGAACCCCTTCTGCATTTCGAGAAAGTTGTAGATGGAGATCGCGGGGTCGGTGCTGATAATCACGCCTGTTATGGTGTTGACAAGCTTTGCAACTGGGTTTCGTGACGAACTTTGAAACAGATCGCCACCCTTCTCCCAATAAGCCGCGTACGTATCCAAGTAGTTCTTAACGGCGATGATCTCGTTGGCTGTGGCGTAGTTGCGGTACTTTTTCGGGAGTACCTCCATTAGCGCGTCTGCCATCGTTTCGTACTGACGCTCCTTCAATAATTCCGCAGCGATATTGGTCTTAAACAACTTGTTAAACTCACCCACCTCCTTCCTGAGAAGGGGTCGAATGGCATCACCGAACGCGACAACATCCGCGTTTGCGTTCTTTTTGTCCGCTGTAAACGCCTCGGTAAACGCCCGAACACGCTGCGTGATGTCCGTTGCGTCTGGGTCGATAGTGGCCTTGCGCAGAACCTTGTCCGCTTCGCTGAAATGGTGAAGAAGCTGTGTGGGGTTCCAGCCGAACTCACGACCAGTTGCTTTGTCCACCGTGTTAAAGGTCTGGTCAATCAGACGCAATCCGCCATTGATCGCAGCATTCGTGACTCGAAATGAATCCAACCACTCATACTTTGCACGACCTGCCGCTTGTGAGGCGACTGAGTGGAACTCAACCTGCCCCGCTTTGTAAGCTTTCCCAAGCTCCTTCGCGAGGTCACTGTCTGCTCCGCCTACCCAAGCGCGGAAGGGCTTGAGCTTTCCATCTGTACACGCTACGCCATCTTTACTCATATTAGCATCCTAAGAACTTGTTAAGTGTTTTCATCGCTTTTCCGTCTGTTCCGTTCGATTTGAGGAACTGGTAGACCGCCTGAGGACCTGCGTTTTTATGCAACTCCAACCGAACCATATCCTTCAACACCGCCTCGAACAGGTCAGGGTTATTCTTGATAAAGTCAGGAGTCAGCTTCTGTTCAGCGGCCAGAATCCCTTTGACCATCACCCCGAAGTTTTGCAACGAGTCTTGGTATTTTTCTGAAATCTCGGCCATCAGCTTAGGGTCAGCGTCAGGGTTGATCTTGACCAGCGTGTCTCTGAGAACACTGGTTGCGGACTTGATGGACTTCTTGGACATGACTCCTTTGGCAACGGTCACCGTTGTCGCTGCGTCAAAGAGCTTCTGCTGAGCAGGGGTGATTTCGACTTCCCGCACATCCCTTAGATAGCTGAAGACGTAGTCGTGCTTAAATACCTTCGGCTCCTCTTTTTTAGACCTTGGCTTACTCTTATGTCGCAGGGGTTCCTTTAACTCAAAGTAGTCGTTCAAACTCATGGTGAGTGCGCGGACTTCTGTGTCACCCTCGTTCAATGACAAAACGCTGATTCGGATTCCGCCTGTGGCCGTATTCTGGTAGATGTGCAAGGGTTTGAAAATGCGGGGTACGCCAAGTTCGCTTCCTTCCTTAGCGGTGAGTTTGCCCGAGGTATGCCCTTTGATGTTGGCGAAATAGTCCCCTTGCAAGTAGTCCTGCATGTTGTCCTTGATGACTTCAAGGTTCGCATTGGTGTCCTTGAGAGACACTGGGACGGTCTCAGGGAAGGGGATGGTGTTGTTGTGCAACGCCTTCTCCATGCTGGTCATCTCGCCAGTTTTGCCAGCGTTGGCTTCAGCAATTGCGAGCTTTGTGGACTCCATAGCTTTGCTGTCAACGTTGATCTGGTCAATATCAAGCTCACGAACTTTTTTGTCGCTACCCTTCTTTGCAGCAGTCTCGTTGACTTTGATCGAATCTTCCATCAATTCGTCAGCAGTTTTGTAACCACGTTCGGGCTTATCGATGACCCCCCCTTCCACTCCTTCGCCCTCTGGCTCTGGCTTGGGCTTAGGTGGGTAGATGATGCCCCCTTCCATCCCCTTGTTATCTGGCTCTGGCTCTGGCCTAGGCCGATAGATGATGCCCCCTTCCATCCCCTTATTATCTGGTTCTGGCTCGTCTACAAGTGGTTCATCGTCACCCTTAATCGGAGCCTCACCTTGCTCAACTTCCCCAACATCCTCTTCATCTACATCGGATTTCTCAGCCTCGGGTGCATCGGTTTTGTCTTTTTCAGCTTTGCCACCGCCAGACTCTTTGTCCGCGTCTCCGACACTTGGGAGTTCATCCTCTTTGGGGGTCTTGCCAGCCTTATCCTCGCCGTCATCCTTGCCAGCTGTAGCCTCATTATCCTTAACAGCGTCCTCACTGGCCTCATCTCCGCCCTTAGTGTCGGCTGAGTCTTCCTTCTTGGGCTTTGCAGCTTTCTTGGGCTTCTCAGGCTTAGGCTCACTTTTCTTACGCTTGTTTTCGAGCAGCTCGTTGAGGTCGACACCCTTCTCCTCTTTGTAGCGTTTCAATACGTCTTCAAAGGTTTCGTCAGGCTTGACACTCACGCTTCCACCACGTCCACCAACACTGTAGCGCACCCCTTGCTTGGTGGGAATCGGCGTGAACCCAGCGGCCTCGAACACGTCTGTCGCCTTGGGACTAGCAGGCTTAGCAGGTTCTGCGTCTGGTCGGGGGATGACACTCCCACCGCCTCCAACTGGAGCCTTAGGTTTACCCTTGGTTGGCTTACTTGGCTTCTTGGTTGGCTTCTTGGTTGGAACGGCAGGTGCAATCGGCTTAGCAAAGATGTCAGGCTTGGTACTAGGTGATAACGTACCTCCATCGAGTCTGCCGCCAGCATCTGTAATGAGAGTCCGAACGTCTTTGCCCTTTGCGTCAACGCGAGCTTCCAGCTCTCTCAAGAGGGTTGTGTTGCCGCTTTTCTTCGCACGGTCTCGCGCTTGGCCGAAGGTTTCGCCGTCTTTGACTAACAAGTTCATGCGCTTCTCGTCGGCTCGTCGCCCTGTGGCGTTGTTTCTGCCCAGACCGTAAACTGTGCCGTCTTGCCGCTTTTTACCGTTGTAGCCAGCAAACTCCAGAACGTCCTTAGCGGGGAGCTTGTCCAGCTCAGCCGTGGAATAGTCAAGACGTGGCGTGGGTCGCCCTTCGCCGATGTCACGCGCTTTAGCAAGGGGGATGATAGAATCCTTACCCACAATGACACCCGCTGACCCACCGACTTTAGGGTTTCCCCCAACTGTGCTGAGGGGTCTTCCTGCGATGTCGTCTGTAAAGAGGCCAAAGGGGGCTTTGGGTGCATCGGGTGTGAGAGTCCCTAGACGTGGGGAGGAGTCAATGAGCTGTCTTCCCACAGGCAGACCAAAGCCACCTGTCAACTGTCGGTTGAAGGGAGCCACATTGTTTGGGACGATTGTCCCCTGCTGTGGGGAGGAGTCTGTGAGCTGTCTTCCCACAGGCAGACCAAAGCCACCTGCCATTTGATTACTGAGAGGGGTCACATTGTTTGGAATGATTGTCCCCTGCTGTGGGGAGGAATCTGTGAGTTGATTGCGTGGACCTGTGGGTGACGCAGGTGGTGGTGGTGCAGCGGTTGTCAACTGTCGGTTTAGGGGGGCTGGAACGCCACCTGTCAACTGTAGAATCTCTTTGGGAACAGCTGGTGCAGCTGGTGCTTGCGCCTTGAACAAGGAGCCAAACCCTGCACCCAAGAGGGCAGACATTGCCGCATCCTCGCCTCCATATTGGAGATCAGGGTCAGAAACGATCTGCCCCGCATCTGAAAAGAGGTTCGCTCCCGCATTGGTCGCTGCGTTTCTTAAGCGACTAACGGATGTTGGCAGAGCACCGCCAAGAGCACCTGTAAGAGCTGCCACACCCAGAGCTGGTAAATTGTAGCCATCGCGTGTTCCTCGTTGAATATCCTGTGACTGCATACGGCCGAACTGATTGACTTCCATCAGCGCACCCCCGAAAATAGCGGGAGCCTCTTTGGCCACGTAAGTGCCGATCTTTGCAGCACCCGCGATGTTTCCAAGCTTTTGCATCCGCTCGGATTGCTTGATTGCGCCGAACAGCTTTTGCGCTGCTTGAACCTTACCTAAGGCCTTTGCACCCGCTCCCAACAGACCACCACCGACGAAACCTACGCCGATGTCGGGAACCAAGGAACCGCCGAAGTTCGCGATCTGCGCACCGATGCTTGAATTGCCCAACTGACTGTCCATCATCAGACGTGATCGACCTTCGCCGTCGAAGTTTGGTGCGTGACCGAACGTTATGGCGTCCCCGAATCCAATTTGCATTGCCTCCCGCAAGCTCAATTTCTGAGACTGGGCAAGCCCTGAGTCATACGAAGCCCTGTTGGCCAAGCTCTGAATAGACATGCCAGCGGGAGCTTGCGGCTGGTTTGTGCGAGTCAAGTAGTCGCGCTTCATATCCTCGCGGGACTGTGGCATCCCCATGTTGTTCATGATTTTGCGAACGTAGTTCTGCGTCTCAGTGTAAGGGGGAACACCGTTGTACTTGGCTACCGCGCTAGGCCCTGCATTGTATGACGCTAAGGTCTTGGGGATGTCCCCCCTGTAGGTGTCAAGGCTATTTCTCAGGTAGCGGGCTGCGCCGTCCATTGAGCTGTAAGGGTCACGAACGTTCACGCCGTACTGCTTCGCGGTCGCTGGCATGAACTGGCCTAAGCCCCTTGCGCCAGCACTGGAAACAGCGTTGGGATTCCACGAAGACTCTGCTTCGAGCAACGCGTTGAGCATCCCTTTAGGCAGGTTGTATTGTTGCTCCATCTGCCCTGCGTACTGCTTGTACTGGGCGACCTC